CAGCTCGCAGCACAGAAACTTATGCTGGAGCGTGAGCGCGTCAAGATTGAGGCACGCAAGGAGACCAATCGCTTGGAGTCGCAGGAGAGTCAGAATACTCAGCGACTAAAACTCGACGCATTAAAAGTGTTGGCCACACCTAAATCTGACGGGAAAAAATAATCTATGGCTAAAACTGTCTATGACGTGCTGATTGAAAAGTTTCGTGAGGACATTGCGTCCTCAACCCAGTTCTTGGTAGGCGGGGGAGCTAAATCCTTCGACGACTACCGGGAAATAGTAGGTAGGGTTCGGGGTCTCCAACTTGCTATTCAAACAACCCAAGACCTTTTGCGTATTCAAATGAAGGAAGATAACGATGAGTGAAACTCAAACCGCCGTAGCCGAACAGGAGATCGAAGCACAGATGCCTAGACCTGTTGGGTATCGGTTGCTAATTGCAATGCCGCAGGTTGAACAAACCTTTAATGAGTTGGGCATTATTAAAGCTGAACGTACCATATATGAAGAGCAACTCATGACTATTACGGGAGTTGTGCTTGATATGGGCGATCAGGCTTACTCAGACAAGGAACGCTACCCGACAGGTCCTTGGTGCAAGGTAGGAGACTTTGTTTTATTCCGTGCTAATTCTGGCACGCGTATAAAAGTTAACGGCGTAGAGTACCGGTTGATGAATGACGACTCCATCGAAGCAGTCGTGGCCGATCCGCGTGGCATTACGCGTGCATAAGGAATATATATGGTAATGGAAACAGTATCCTTTAGCTTTCCTGATCCCGATCGGGACACCAGCAAAGACGTAAAGATGAAAGAAGATGGCACCGCAGAAATCATTGTGGGCGGTCGAGAAGATCCGTTTAGAAATGTTTCTGGCGATAAAGATAGTGTAAAAGTCACTGTCGAGAAGGATAACGACGACGATATCGATATTGAGGTGGTGGACGATACCCCCAAAAAAGATCGTAATCGTAAAGCTTCCACACCACCGGACGAACTGACTGACGAAGAGCTTGGTCAGTATTCCGAGAAGGTTAAAAAGCGCCTTCAGCACTTTAGTAAAGGGTTCCACGACCAGCGCCGCGCCGCGGAGCTTGCCCAACGAGAGAAGAACGAGCTTGAGGCTATGGCCAGCCGCCTAGTTGAAGAGAACAAAAAGCTCAAGGGTACGGTAGGTAAGAACCAAGAGGCTATGCTCGAACAAGCCAAAAAGTCTGTCGGTCGGGAGTTGGAAGATGCCAAGTCAAAGTTTAAAACCGCTTACGATGCAGGCCAGAGCGATGCTGTAGTAGATGCACAAGATGCGCTAACGGATGCAAAACTACGTTCGGAGCGAATAAACAACATTAAATTACCTGCTTTACAAGAAGAAGAAAGTAGTGTACAAACGCAAGTATTCGCCCCAGCAGTCGTAGACGACCGGGCCGCTGATTGGCAAAGAACCAATAAGTGGTTTGGACCAGACGATGAAATGACAAGTTTCGCGTTGGGGTTGCATCAGAAGTTGGTTAAACAAGGTGTTAATCCTCGATCTGACGATTACTACGAGAAAATTGATTCTCGCATGCGACAAGTTTTCCCCGATGAGTTTTCGGACTCCGCCGAGGAAGAAGAGGAACCAGAAGAAATCAAGCCCCGTCGGAAGGCAAATGTAGTTGCCCCGGCTACACGCAGCACTGCACCCAGAAAAATTGTTCTGACGCAGACGCAGGTAGCTATATCTAAAAGGCTTGGAGTACCACTGGAAGAATACGCCAAACAGGTTGCAATGGAAATGAGGAAACAAAATGGCTGAAAACAGACTTACTAGGGAACAAGATACTCGTGAAAAAACGGCCCGTAAACGTAGTTGGATTCGTCCAGATACCTTACCCAATCCTTACCCACAGGATGGCTGTGAATTTCGCTGGGTTCGCATTAGTACCCGAAATGAAGCTGACCCCATGAATGTTTCTTTAAAACTCCGTGAGGGTTGGGAACCCGTCAAAGCAACGGATCATCCAGAATGTTGTGTCTCCGGCGTAGAGAATGAACGCTTCAAGGACAACATTTTGATTGGTGGTTTGCTGTTGTGTAAAGCCCCCTCGGAAATGGTTTCTGAACGCAATGCCTTCTTTAGTAATGAGGCTAGCGAACAAATCCGTTCTGTCGACCACAGTCTCATGCGCGAAAGTGATCCCCGTATGCCGCTTTTTAACGAGCGAAAAACGAAGGTCAGTTTCGGTAAAGGAATTTAACTTTTTTGGAGTTTGAAAAATGGCTTACCCCACTGTTTCCGCTCCCTATGGCTTCAAGCCAGTTAACCGTATTGATGGTATGCCGTACGCTGGTGCAACTCGTCTAGTGACGATTGCTTCTGGCTACGCTACTAATCTTTTCTACGGTGATCTGGTGACGTTGGTCACAGGTGGCACAATTGAAAAATTTACTGGTACCACTTCAGGTGCAATGATTGGCGTTTTTCTCGGCTGTCAGTACACTGACCCGTCGACCAAGCAGCCACGCAACGCACAGTACTGGCCTTCTGGCACTATCGCTTCGGACGCTCAAGCGGTCGTTGTTGATGACCCGATGGCGCAGTTCCAAGTAGCCGTGACTGATGCTGGTAGTGTCGTAGTATCTAGTACTACCATTGCAGCTCGTGGCGCAAACGTGTCGGTAATCCAAGGCGCTGGCAATACCAATACAGGCGACTCCGGTCAGTCTATATTGGCTGGCTCCGAAGGCACCGCAGCTACCCTCCCAATTCGTGTTATTGACGTGGTTCCTGCCACGATTACCGCCACGGGTTATCCTGAACTTCTGGTGAAACTCAACACTCACCAGTACAACAACACCACTGGTGTTTAAAGGAAACTAAATCATGGCTATTTCACGCGCACAACTACTTAAAGAGTTGCTCCCCGGCCTGAACGCATTGTTTGGTCTGGAGTATAAAAAGTACGGCGAAGAGCACAAGGAAATCTTTGAACAAGAGTCTTCCGAGCGTTCATTCGAAGAAGAAACCAAACTGTCTGGTTTCTCTGCTGCCCCCGTTAAAAACGAGGGTTCCGCACTAGCTTACGACAATGCACAAGAAGCATGGACTGCACGATACGTGCATGAGACTATCGCTATGGGTTTCTCGCTGACCGAAGAGGCTATCGAAGACAACTTGTACGACTCACTGTCCAGCCGCTACACGAAAGCATTGGCTCGCGCTATGGCGTACACGAAGCAAGTTAAAGCTGCTTCTATTCTGAACCAAGCGTTTTCTGGTGGTCCTTCCTATGGCGACGGTGTGGTTCTGTGTTCTACAGCCCACCCATTGGTCAGCGGTGGTGTAAACAGCAATCGCCCAACGGTAGCTGCTGACTTGAACGAGACTTCTTTGGAAGCCGCCGTTATTCAGATCGCTGGCTGGACGGACGAACGTGGTTTGCTGATTGCTGCCAAGCCCCGTAAGTTGGTCGTACCACCCGGTTTGCAGTTCGTTGCTGAACGTCTTTTGAAGACTGAGTTGCGTGTTGGTACCGCGGATAACGATATCAACGCTATCAAGACGATGGGTTCGATTCCAGAAGGTTACACCGTTAACCACTACATGACCGACCCCAACGCTTGGTTCCTATGCACCGACGTGCCTAACGGCTTGAAGCACTTTGTGCGTACGCCTATGCAGACCGGCATGGATGCTGATTTTGATACCGGAAATTCTCGGTACAAAGCACGCGAACGGTATTCGTTCGGGGTCAGCGATCCACTTGGTATTTTTGGAAGCCCCGGCGCTTAAAAAGCGTACAGGTGGAGCGTATAGAAAAAGGAGCCTTGTGCTCCTTTTTCTTTTAGTGTATATTGCAAGTATTCCGGGTTTACCGGCGTATCAAACAGTCCCGGCTGACTGGCATGCAAGATTGATACGCTTCACGCATGTAAGGAATACATCATGGGTAGAACTACCTTCTCCGGCCCCGTCGTATCTGATAACGGTTTTATTGGCACGATTTTTGGCCCCCTAAGTAACCCCGTAATTACGCACGTACCCGTAGCAATCAACGCTACAGCGACGGCCACAGCAGCCGAAGTCGCGTCAGGCTACATCACTTCTACTTCAGTCGCAGCCACCACAATTACCCTGCCTACTGGCACTTTATTGGGCGCAGCTCTTAATGCGTCACAGGGCACGATAACTGAGTTGTACATTGACAACACTGCGGGTGGAAGCCTTGTAACCCTCGCGGTTGCTGAAGACGGTATTCTGTCTGACGCAGCGACTACTACTGCTGGTTCTTTTGGCGACATTACCGTTGGCTTTGGTATTACGGGCGTTGCCCGCTTTACGATAATGTTCTCCAGCGCCACAGCGTACGTCTTCACACGTACTGCCTAATAGTCTCCGGGGCTTCGGCCCCATCTTTTAGGGGGTTATTATGACGATGCAATTTGACGTTAAGGCGGCTACTTGCCCTGCGGGTACAACTACGACTGCTTATGCAGGCAGGGTCCGGGCAAAAGCAATTAATATTAGTGCTACTGCTGCGGCCACAGTCACGGTACTGGATGGTGAGACCACTTTGTTTGTCTACACAGCAACGGTTGCAGGGGCAACGCACATGAGTATTCCCGGTGAGGGTGTACTGTGCCTAGTTGACTTGCGGGTAACGTGTTCCGCAGGCGCTACAGCAGTAGTGTTTTATGGCTAAAGCTGCCCCCAAACTTTCCGTAGGCCGTGGCGAAAAACTAGCTACCTCAAAAGGGGCTGGACTGACCGCCAAAGGTCGGGCTGTGTACAACAAAGCCACGGGAAGTAATCTCAAAGCCCCCCAGCCAAAGGGCGGCGCTCGTAAAGATTCGTTTTGTGCCCGCATGAGCGGGATGCCCGGCCCAATGAAAGACGAGAAGGGCAAACCCACTCGTAAAGCCGCTTCACTAGCCAGATGGAAATGCTAATATGTCAGACGAATCTATAGCTATTGGGCGAGAGTTAGCAACGCACGCCGCAGACATCGCGCATTTACAGCGGGATATGGATAAGTTATCCGAGGATATGACTGAAGTAAAAAGATGTCTAGCGTCTATCAATACTACGCTTTCCGAGGCTCGCGGGGGCTGGAAAATGATGATGATGGTTGCGGGCGTAAGCGGTGCGATTGGTGCGGCTCTTACTCAGGTTGCGTCACTTTGGCAGGGCAAGTAAAGAGTTCTTTAACGCGGCCAATAGCCGCAAATTTTTAAAAGGCGGTAACACTATGGCTAAGCATGATACGAAAGAAGGTATGAAAATGGACAAGTCAAAAGACAAAACCATGATTAAGAAAGCTTTCAAACAACACGACGCACAAGAGCATAAGGGCGGCAAAGGCACATCTTTGGCTCTTAAAAAAGGCGGCATGACCAAGATGGCCAAAGGCGGCGGTATTGAGATTCAGGGTAAGACCAAAGGCAAGATGGTTAAAATGGCTAAAGGCGGTAGGGCCTGCTAAGGAGTAAATTATGAATACGAACAAGCCGATGCAACCAATGCCACCCGCTCGGGATATGAAACCGCGCCGTCCCGCTGCTCCGAGGAGAGAGGTGGTATCGCCGGAAGAACAGGCGAAACGCGCAGCTATGCTGCAAGAAGTTCAGGATGAAAAAGCGGGTAGGGCCGCTGGTGAGGCATACGATAGGGCAATGCCCGCCCCCTTTAAGAAGGGTGGTTCTGTAGGCTCCGCTTCGAAACGTGCTGACGGGATTGCTACTCAAGGCAAGACTCGTGGTAAGGTGATCTAATCATGATGGCTAGCCGTGGCATGGGTGACATAGATTCATCGAAGATGCCTAGTGGTAAAACGAAGTCTCGTCGGGACAACACAGACTTTACTGAGTACGCCGAAGGTGGGGGTGTTGGCTTGTACGCCAATATCAACGCAAAGCGTAAACGTATTGCTGCGGGTTCTAACGAGAAGATGCGTAAGGTTGGTAGTAAAGGCGCTCCTACCTCTAACGCGTTCACACAGTCCGCAAAAACCGCAAAAAAGTAACTCATGTCCACTTCAGGTACTTCCATATTCAACCTAGAATTCACGGAAATCGCTGAAGAGGCATGGGAGCGTGCCGGGCGGGAAATGCGGTCTGGGTACGACCTACGCACAGCTCGTAGGTCTATGAACTTGATGACTATCGAGTGGCAGAATCGCGGTATCAATATGTGGACTATTGACGAAGGGTCAGTACCGCTTATTAAGGGTGTTTATGAGTATGATCTACCCGCCGACACGATTGACTTGATGGATTTTGTTGTCCGTACCGGGGAAGGTAGTGTATCTACACAGTTTGATCTTTCCATTACACGGATTAGCTCGTCTACGTATGCAACCATCCCCAACAAGCTGCAACAAGCTAGACCAATCCAAGTATGGGTTCGACGTTTACGCGATACACCTAAAATTGTTGTGTGGCCAGTACCTGACCAAGGTGTTGAGGGTGACCCGTACTATATTTTTAGGTACTGGCGCATGCGCCGTATTGAGGATGCCGGAACGGGTATTCAGACAGCGGACGTAAACTTTCGCTTTTTACCATGTCTAGTAGCTGGGTTGGCATTCCACATTGCCATGAAAGTACCAGAGCTAATGCCGCGTATACAAATGCTAAAGCAGGTATACGAAGAACAATTTGATCTCGCCGCGGGTGAGGATAGGGAAAAAGCAGCGATACGTTTTGTACCGCGACGATCGTACACTAGAGGTGGTTGATGGGTAATCGCTACGCTTCTAATAAGATCGCAATTGCGATATGCGACCGTTGTGGGTTTCGTTTTCGGTTGAGGGAGCTGCGCGACTTAACTATTAAGACCAAACAGGTTAATATATTGGTGTGCACGGAGTGTTGGGAACCAGATCAGCCCCAGTTACAGTTGGGTATGTACCCTGTTGATGACCCACAAGCTCTGCGTAATCCGAGACCGGATAGTACATATTTACAGTCGGGTACGCTAGCTAACGGATCAACGGGTGAAGGTAGTCGTGACATCCAGTGGGGGTGGAATCCCGTAGGGGGCTCCCGAAGTTTTGATAGCGCACTAACACCAAACAATTTGGTAGCCCAAGGGCAAGTTGGTACA